CTGGTTGCTTTTGCTTATTAAATTTAATTTACGAAACTCTGCAATCAAAGCACCAGCTCTTGCTCTAGTAAAATTAAATTTTTCACTAATTTCTTTATAGGTTGGAGCATAGTCATAAGTTTCAATAAAGTGCTTAATAAAATTAAGTACATCCTTTTTAATTTGGCTTAGGTAAATAATATGACCATTGCCATTACCATTTTTTAAAATCATTTCTTATCCTCAAATAAATTTGTTACATTCGCTGTAGTGTTTCGTAAGTCAGAACCATCTTGTTCTAATGCTTTTAAATAATTAATTAATTTTTGCGTAAACCAATTAGATTTTTCTAAATCCATTACTGCTTTTGCAATAGTTTGACCCCCCTTAGCACCAAACCTACTTAGGTATTTCATTGCAGACCCTCTTAAAAAACCTATGTTTTCTTCTGGAGTCATTTGACTCATAATGGCATCACAAGTTTGTATTGCTTTCTGATAATGAGGGGGGTTTTTACTTTCCATATTATTTTGCTATTGGGTCTTGTAGTTTAATATTAATATCTGGTTGACCAGACTTAGCTGGGTCAGTTCCTTTTTCAGTATTAAGCCAAGCCGAAGCATTTTTCTTAACACCATTAATTGTTACATTACCTGTGTAGTGTGGATA